AAATATAATCCTAATCGCCCTTATGAGGTTGATACTTCTCAAATCCAATATGAAGTGACTGCAAAACCAGTGTTTTCAGGCTGCATGAAGGTGAAAGGTAAATATGTGGCTTATACCCAACAGGGCACTATTTTGCATGATGTGAGTCAATCTGATTGCCGTAAATTGATGGAAGATGGCGATAGACCATTTAATTATTTTCAGGTTCAGAATAACAGACCTGCTCAGGTAAATAATGCATTACCTCAAGTGCAGATGCAGCCTAATTATTCTTCTTATCAGGCTAATAATTATGTGCAGCCTAACCTACAGCGTAGTTCTGTAGACGGTGCAAACTCTCAAAGTTCTTTTTCTTTCTGATTACCTATAACCGTCTATATGTTCTACCGTAGCAGTAACCAAAAAAAACCGTTCAGGGGAATTGTGACCGATCCAACTCGGTCACAAGGCGTAGTCTACGGTTTTTTACGCGACCAAACTTCGAGTTACACGCAATGCTCATACTGTGGGCGTACTCTACAATTTGTTCAGTTGATGAAACATCTAAGAGTATGGCATTCTTACGGAACCAAAGATTTTATAATTGATTTCTGATTGGCATTTTATTACATTTTTCTTTAAGCCGGCGAGCTTGCCCTGGTATTAAAAAAATGAATTAAATCAATGCTTGGTCTTTTTAGGGGATTGGCAAAATATGACAAATGATGATATCGCTTTAATACTTTTTTTGATTTTCCTTTGCTTGGCAGCCCTCTATCATACTTTTAAAGCTATTAAGGAATCTTGATGCTGAGAGTTCGCATAATACGGCATTATGTTACTTGCCATGTTCGTTGACTAAAGACCCCGCGCTAGCGGGGTTTTTTGTCAATGATGCGACCATATTTACGCACTCGCATGGCATTTAACATCAGTGCTCATTATGCGAATTGGAAGGATAGGAAAGGGCGGGCAGCGACTCGTCGCGCCTGACCTTTCTGGGAGATTTTGAGAGAGGGCACACTGCTATCTAATAGTGTGCCTGACTGTCCAAAGTTTTTTGTCATTTCTGCTGTGAGCTATATATAACGGAGCTTTCAGAGGAAATGAGAAATTTTATCATTTAGGCGATTTATTGATCATATTTTGATCTTTTTGCCTATTATTTCTTCTATATTGTATTGGCCTTCTGGAGGAATATATCCTTCTGGTACTTGATTATTTAAATCAAATACAAGTTCTACATATTCTACTTTCTGGCTCTTTCTTTTAAATCTTTCTTTCTCATGTTCTTCTCTTATATATTTCTCTGTTATTCCACACTTTTTTAGTTCATTCATATATTTTTTAAATGTTTTTTCATCATGATCTTTTTTTATTTTTTCTATTCCAATCATGACAAGTACGCATAAAAAACTTGTTAGATTTCTTGTCTTTACTTTTGATAGTCTGCCAGTAGGAGTGGTTTTATTAAATACTTTTCCTATTTTTTCTTCTATTTCTAGAATATCCATTTTCATTTCCTATTTTTGCTTTCGGCAATCATCATTCGAACCATATATAAGATTCTTTTTTTATCTTCTTTTTCTATATTTTTTAGGTCGTTAAGAATGATAGCGATTTCTTCATCTGTGCTTCCTTCTTCGCCAAATGCAAGATTATCGATACTCATACCTAAAGCTATGCTTAATCTCTTTAAGTGCTGCAATGTAGGGTTTGGGTCTTCGGCGGTCATGTTTCTTTTTAGGGTCTTGTAATTTACTCCAGCGATATTTGCTAGTTCAGGAATGCTGATATTCAGTTCCTTACATTTTTTTTCTATACGTTCGCCTATACTGTTCATTTCATGACCTTTTTCACTTTCGTCAATTTTATAACAATTATTTCTCATATATTAGATTTCCTTTGTTTACAGTTCTCATATATTAGATTAATATCTATTTAAAGAGATTTTAATTCTATTAAATGCGATAATTATTGGGGAATTTTATGAGCATACAACAAGTATTAGAAGTTCATATATCTGGGTAATTGCTATGCTTGATTTTCTGAGGTTAGCGATTCCAATCATACCTACGCATGTTCGTAGCTTAGAGAATAATCACTGGTTTACTGGTGATATTCGTGATTATTGTATTCCTGCTGCAACTCGTCATGTCGGTAAGCTTGATGATGGAACGACAACAACAGGGGAGCTTTATCATCCTTTTGAGTCGTTACCTAGTGACTATACCGATATGGCTATGAAGTTTTACACGCATACAATCAATAGAACGCCTTACGTTGAGATTAAGGCGTCTCCGTTGAAGTTGTTACAAGGTCACAATGTGTATGGTTTTGAGTCTATCGAATTAGGCTCCGATCATATGCTTGGCATGTTACTCGAAGCCTTTCCCCAGTTAGCCCCAATCTTAGATTTGGCAAATACTGAGGTTTTACATCTAGATACGACATATTTATTTAGATTGCCACATCAGAATATGGTTCAACCAACGCTGGATTACATGGCTAACTTGGCTTCGGGTCACCGTAAAGCAAGACAGATTAAGTACGAGAATTACATCACTTGGGGTAATGATGGTGCATCTATTCGAACTAAGGCTTATGGCAAATTTGAAGAAGTAAAAAGCCAATTACATAAGCTACAGAAGCAAGCAGACAAGGGCTGTATGCGCTCTAAATCACTTGTTATTGCTATGAATGATGCTTTGCCATTTGCTAATGCAGTTTTGCGTTTAGAAGCTCGTATTTGTAAGACATATTTAACCAAGAATGGTTATCCATCTAATTTATTTCAGCTAATTAAGCTGCAACATGAACAGCCAGAATTATTGCTACGCCTCTGGCACGTAGCGTTTGACCCAATCCTTAAGACAATGGAGGGTGAATATATGAATTTCGCAAGTGATGATGAATTAGAAGCTTTACTTAAATCTAAATTGGTTACCTATACCAAGAAAGGTAATCCTAGTTATACCAAGGCTTATAACGCCTTTGATTTCTATCGATCATTGCGTATTGATGGTTATAAAAAAGTAAAGTCCAGACATTTGGAATCACGTTTCTATAAACGTGAAAGAGAGCTTATTAGCTGCGGTATTAGCCGTTCTCATCTACAGAATTTACATAAAAATCCAAACGGTAAAGTCATTCCATTTGTACGTTTATTCGAACTTAAGATGGCTGATCAATTACCACCAGATTACGTTCAACCAGTTTCACAATACACACCCAAACGTGGGTTACATCTAGTTGCCTGAGGAGGCTTTAACAATGCAAGTTCAATTCAATACACGCACAATTTTGCCGTCTGTTTACCGTACTGAGAAAGACGGTGTAGAGAAAGTTTATTTATCAACGACAGTGTTTTCACCAGTCCGTTACAACTTAACTCCAGCACCTGGAGTTATGCCAATTGAACAGATTCAATCTGTGTTAGCTGAATGTGCTGACAATGCTCAGGAAGTAGAGATTCAGTTCATTGAAAACCAAACTAAGTTTGGTGCACAGATGCAAATTTTCAGTGTGAAGCCATTACCAAAGAAAAACCCAATGGAATCAAAGGCTTAATGGTGAATTATACGATTGTTCGTATAATGTATAATATGTAAATAAATCAATAACTTACGTGTATTTTTACTATGACACAGTACGTTTATAAATGCAAGAAGTGCGGTGCAGAGTTCACAAAACATTCAAGTTACTGCATCCACTTTTACAAGTGTAAATAAAAAGAATTTGCCGGCTTTTGGGGGCGTTAATCGCAAGTCGGCAATCCTATTTATTGGGGATGTCTCTAATGGTCATCTATGCAGTTTGGTATTTCTTCGTAGCAGGGGTTATAGCTCATCCAGTGGGCTTATATCTCTACTATAAAAAACGGAAGTAAAGGAATTCAATTATGTTGGCTTGTTTGATTTATGGTTCGGACCAGACGACATGTATTGGGTATTTGAACATGGAACTGGTGATCGCATTGTTTGGTGTTTTCACAATTCTGTACGGTCTCAGCTATGTTTTTAAAATTGTTCTGAAACTAATGGGTTTTTAACCCTTGGAGATAATTATGGAAAATCAAATCGTTGTACAAGAAAAACGCGGAGTTGTAAGTCTACGCAACGCTTCTCGTTATGGTTTGGGGGCTGTTTTATCAGCGGGTATTTTAAGCAGTGCAAGTGCAGCAACTTTAGTTGATGAACAAGCTGCTCAGTTTAAAACTGATGGTACTGCAATGGTTACAGCGATCGGTGTTGCAATGATTTCTGTTGCTGTTGTTGCTGTACTCATTAAATGGGCAAAAGCTACATTCTTTAGCTAATGGCTCAGGGGGTAGAAATACCCCCATCTTATAAGAATTAAATATTTAGAAAGTTGGGGGCTTATATGAAGTTTTTTAAATATTTAGTTTTTATTTTTTCTCTTTTATTTTCAATTAATTCATTTGCTTATAATCCACAATTACAATATTTATGGAAATCCAGTGCTTCAAGTAAACTTTACGAAGCTATCGAGCCTTCCTGTGATTATTTAAAACAGGTTAATAATGGTGCTGGTATTCCGGGCTATTCATATTCCCATTATCAACTCAATGCATCTGGAACACGTGCTGATTGTTACTACAATAGCTCTAATTGGTCTTATTCTTTGCAAGTACCTAACCCTGATTATGATCCTAAGTCTTTACAGTGTCCTGATCCGGGTTATCCAATGTATGTTTATTTTGATGCAGGCGGTAAAATTCCCCAACAACGTTGCCAACCTTTAGGCGATAAGTTTTGTGTCTTTAAAGCAAAACCTGATTCTATTGTTTTGAATCATGCTAACAATCGTCAAAGTACAGTGTTATATAACGTTTCTAAAACACCTGTATCTTCTTGTACTCCACTTGATGCAGGCCAGTGCGATAAAAATGATCCTTATGGTGATTGCTATCAACCGCCTAACGATGGTTGTACTCGTCTAGCTGACGGCTCTATTACTTGTCCTGATGGTGCAGCTCCACCAAGTCCTACGGGTACTTGTGGTGGTGCTACTTACTGTAATAGACCACCTACAGGTTGTGGCACTGGTTACGTTTCTGGCTCATTCAATGGCCAAGCGTTGTGTGTTAAATCTTCTAAT